ACTAGATTTTAAGCATTCCCATGTGTTCCTGCTTCTCAGATCTGTGGACTCCTCCCATGCAGTTCTTAAGTTTACACATCTAGAAGACACTTTCTCTGACATTGCCAATATGGCACTTGGAGGTGTAGGTAAGGTCCCCTTTAGTGAAACTCCCTCTAACTTTAGAAGACTATTGAATATCAACTTCGATGTGGGGTATCGTCTGAGCAGAGATGCGCTTATTCCTCCTGAACCGTCACCTAAACATAGGATATCTTTGGCTTTATATTTCACTTCTTCCAATATTGAATTTGTCTTCAAGAAAGCACCTGTCGCTATTTGTGCTAATCGCAACCCAGAGATAAGGGGATTCTGGTATCTTGGAGCTTCAATACACGGAAATTCTTCAAAATTTGAGGAGAATTCTACAGGCGTGAAGGTGCAGTTTCCAAAACATTCTTTCCCAAATAGTGGGTAATCCGGTTTAGTAGTTTTGGACTTATCCTCGAATTTATAATGCTCACAACTATGTCTTACTTCTTGACGGCATAACTTAACAGACTGGAGCAGCTTCTTATCTAGGACTGCTGGTACTTCCCCTAGACTTTTTATTGACCCAGCGGCTATTGAAAGATCCTTTAGTAATTGTTTTGTTTTTTCAGACAATTCCTTTTCGAATGCATGTTTGATTATTTTAGAGCTTAGTATGTAGGGTCCGCACAGAGATAATGTGGAAAATTCTGAAAAGATCCATAAATTGGGGGAAAGATTAAGCTTCTTAGACTCTGCATAATAGTTGTTGCTATACCATGCATACATGTAATTATACATATTCACACCAATATCTTCCTTTGTGGCTGGGTAAGATGGAGCAATTTTGTGTGGCTTGCTGGATATAAGCTTGATGTAGTGAGGGTGAGATATAGAGTTTATAAAGTCCTCATTTCTACATAAGGTTCTGATAGACATGACCACATTCCCGTTTATTGTCAACCAATGTTGTTTACCTCTAAGAACTGATCTTTTGTGCACCATGTTTGAGCACGCCGCTCTAAAAATTCCATCAACTAGACCTCTGATATGCTGGATGGGGTTTAATTTTGACCTAATGACTATGGGAAATAAAGCTGGAGAGTCATACGAAGTACTTTCGCCGGGCATAGACTCTGCAAAAAAGAATCCTTGTATTCTTCCGATATGCATAGCCCCTTCTGATTGATTTACTCTGGACCAATCCCCCTCCTGCAAGGGGAGTAAATCACGAGTCTCAAACCACCTTGTGGAATCCGGTTTCCATTTGTTTAAGAATCTACTTACATCCTCAAACTCAAACTCTGTGGGGGCATCTAAGATAGTAGGTGGGACTTCCCTTAGGTCTTCTGTACAACTAACATGGAAATGGTAAGTCATGCCCTTGTTGGAAGTCATGTGCAGTTCTCCCGCTGTGACCTGAGCATATAACATGACAGCTTGATACATAAAGTCATAATTTTCTTGAGCTATATCACCCATTGAATCAGTGGATACTATCATATGGGAGGACAGAGTCGGTGAGGAAGCATTGAATCCACCATTGGACTGTCTGGAACAGCTGAATCTATGCGCAGGTTGACCTGTTCTGGCATAGTGAGAGACCATGAAACCCGGATTTTCTCCAGTTAACGCGAACAAATTTCCGTGAATTGACTTCCCGAGATTACTATCTTCTAAAATGAACCAAGAAAAACATAGTCTAAGTTTGGCTGCCCGTTTAATGAAGGGTATATTGGTGGTCTTTTCCCAAGGCTGAGCCATGCTAGTAAATTCAGAAGTTTTACTACCTAAATAAGGAGGATATGGACCTCGTTGTTGGATCAAATCATGAAATGC